ACCGGATGGCCGCGCGATTTTTTCCCATTCCGACGTGGCATTCCTTTAATTTAATTTACAGTGTTAACCTTTTGACTAGACCAATCACTTTGTGTCTGACGAGCCTAGATATTTGTGACAACTTAGTCCCCAAGTTGTTCAACAGTTATAAATTAAAGGAAACCTGCCCTGTCACTTTAATTCAAAATGCCTAAGCGCGATGCCCCGTGGCGCAATATGGCAGGTACCTCTAAGATTAGTAGGACCTCCAACTACTCTCCTCGATCTGGCCCAAAATATAATAAGGCCAATGATTGGGTTAACAGGCCCATGTACAGGAAGCCCAGGATTTATCGGGTTTTAAGAACTGCTGATGTTCCTAGAGGATGTGAAGGCCCATGTAAGGTCCAATCATTTGAACAGCGCCATGACATTGCTCATACAGGGAAGGTCATATGTGTCTCTGATGTGACTAGAGGCAATGGCATTACTCACCGTGTTGGTAAGCGTTTCTGCATCAAGTCTGTGTACATTCTGGGTAAGATCTGGATGGATGACAACATCAAACTGAAGAATCACACCAACAGCGTCATGTTCTGGCTTGTTCGAGACAGGAGACCATATGGATCTCCTATGGACTTTGGACAGATATTCAACATGTTCGACAATGAGCCCAGTACTGCTACTGTTAAGAACGATCTCCGTGATCGTTTCCAGGTGATGCACAGGTTCTACGCCAAGGTGACAGGAGGGCAGTATGCAAGCAATGAACAAGCCATTGTCAAGCGTTTCTGGAAGGTCTACAACCATGTGGTCTACAACCATCAGGAAGCTGGGAAGTACGAGAATCACACTGAGAACGCATTATTACTGTATATGGCATGTACTCATGCCTCTAATCCTGTGTATGCAACGCTTAAGATTCGGATCTATTTTTATGATTCGATATCAAATTAATAAAAATTGAATTTTATTGAGTGATTCTCCAGTACATAATTTACATATGGTTTATCTGTTGCGAAACGAACAGCTAGGATTACATTATTAAGGGAAATAACACCTAACTGGTCTAAGTACAACAAGACTAATTGTTTAAATCTAGCTAAATATGTCGTCCCAGAAGCTTGAACTGATGTCGTCCAGACTTGGAAGTTTAGGTAAGCCTTGTGAAGATCCAACCTCTTCCTGAGGTTGTGGTTGAATCGGATCTGGACGTGGTACACTCTGGTTATTGTGTAATTGAGGTCCTCTACGCGGGATATCCTGAAAAACAGGGGATTTGTTATTTCCCAAGTATATACGCCACTCTGTGCCTGACGTGCAGTGATGTGTTCCCCTGTGCGTGAATCCATGGCCGATGCAGTCAATCTTCTGATATATGGAGCAACCGCACTCTAAGTCAAAACGCCTTCGCCTAATTGCTCTTCCCCTTTTGCAAGCTCTATGCTTTGGTTTAATAGAGGGGGGTGTTGAGGAAGATGAATTTTGCATTGTGAAGCGTCCACGCTCTCAGAGATGCATTTTCCTCTTTGTCGAGGAAATCTTTATAGCTAGCCCCCTCGCCAGGATTGCAGAGCACGATTGATGGTATTCCGCCTTTAATTTGAACTGGCTTTCCGTATTTGCAGTTGGATTGCCAGTCCCTTTGGGCCCCAATTAGTTCTTTCCAGTGCTTTAACTTTAAATAATTGGGGCTGATATCATCAATGACGTTATACTCTGCATTATTTGAGTAAACCTTGGAATTGAAGTCCAGGTGTCCACTCAAATAATTATGCGACCCCAATGCACGTGCCCACATGGTTTTGCCTGTTCTTGAATCACCTTCTATGATGATACTAATAGGTCGCTCAGGCCGCGCAGCGGCACCATTTCCGAAATAGTTGTTAGTCCATTCTTGCATTTCTTGAGGAACATTAATGAATGATGACAATGGAAATGGTGCAACCCAAGGCTCTGGAGCCTTTGCAAATATACGTTCCAAGTTAGACCGAATGTTATGGTGTTGAATCACATAGTCCTTGGGTTGCTCTTCTCTTAATATAAGAAGTGCCTGATCAATGGTTTTTGCGTTTAGAACTTTTGCATATGAGTCGTTGGCTGATTGGCTACCGCCTCTAGCACTTCTTCCGTCGACCTGGAATGTTCCCCATTCAACTGTATCTCCGTCCTTATCGACGTAGGACTTGACGTCGGAACTTGATTTAGCTGCCTGAATGTTCGGATGGAAATGTGTTGACCGGGATGGGGATACCAGGTCGAATAATCTGTTATTCGTGCAGCAGAATTTGCCTTCGAATTGAAGCAGGACGTGGAGATGAGGCTGCCCATCTTCGTGAAGCTCTCTTGCAATTTTGATGAATAATTTATTTGTTGGTGTATTTATGGCTTTTAGCTGTGAGAGAGCCTCATCTTTATATAGACTGCAGTGAGGATAAGTGAGGAAATAGTTTTTGGCATTTATACGAAAGCGTTTTGGTGGTGGCATTTTGGTAATAAAGGGGATGTCACCAATTACTCAAAGGCTTGTCACCAATTGGGCTCTCGCAAAACTGTCGTCTGCAATCGGTGAAAGGGTGACAATTTATACTAGAACCCCTAATAGAACTCTCAATCTCTACCATACACGTGGCGGCCATCCGTTATAATATT